TGTTTCTAATAACAGCAGCACCAGTTGAAGTTCCAAATGCTCCAAGAATATCAAGTGCGGCAGTCGGTGTCGCCGTCCCAATACCCACCCGATTGTTCGCCGAATCAACAAACAGCGTGTTCGTGTCCACCGTCAGATTGCCGGTGATGGTGGCGGAGGCGAGGGTGGCGGTGCCGCCTGCTCCGAGGATCTGGTTGGTGGTGATCTTCTTGGTGGTGCCGGTGACGTCGACCACGGGCAACACATCGGTAGCCGGGGTCAGCGTCGTGATCGCTGTTAGCTGTGAAATCTTAAGGTCTGCCATATTATTGGATTGCTAGGATTAGTTTGCCGCCATCTTCCTGTACGAGGAAGTCACTGGCTTCAGTGAGTAAAGAGTCGAATGTTCCGAAAGTAATAACCAGGTGACCGCCGTCTTCTTGCACCAGGTAGTCGCCGTTCTCGCAAAGGATGTCGCGCCGTTCGATGGGAGGATCAGGCGGAATGCCGCCGCCTTTGATACGGCGGACAATATCCAGTCCCAGTCCTAGTCCGAGGCGAGGCATTGCTTAGGCGTACTTGCGGTTATAGGCCACAATGGAGCCGTTCGACACGGTGATAGAGGTCCACACACCGGGAAGCTCATCACCGGCCTGCAGCGTCACGCCGGCAGGGAAGTTGGTGATGTTGGAAGCGGTTGCTCCGAGGATCGTGATCTCAAGAGCATGAATGGTCTGCCAGTTTCCGGTCACAGTTCCGGATGCGCTGGAGATGTAGGTGCCGCCGTACTCGCCGGCTAGCTGACGATTGGATCCGACATTCATAGGGTGAACTTCTGACTACTGCGTTTTGTGCCACCGGTCCATCCAACCTGCAAGCGTGTAGCCCCGCAGCGCACTCGCACCTCGGGGTTATCGCGCTCTACTTCTTTGAGAAACTGGGAATCTTTCCAGCAATCGTACCCGACCTTGTGCCCCCAGGCATGGTAGAGAGTGGGGTCGATACGCATCCGCAGGCGCCCGATGCCGTCAACGGATCGGATATCGCGATCCGAGTCCTTGGCGATGCGCTTCTGATCAATGCCGGCCTTAACCCAGTCCTTCTGGATGCCGGTTTGGAACTCTTTGATGACGGCGCGGCGCAGTTCGCCGGGCAGGTCGTCGAGAGCGTTTGCGATGACGGATGCTGCGGAATTCTGGGCCATGAGAAAAGTAAGGAGGGGAGGCCCGTGATGGACCTCCCCTGTTGGTTTTTTGATTAGCTAGCGCCGTTGAACATACCAAAGCCGCTCGGGTTCTTCACCACGAGACCGGCAATGGCCTCGATCAAGCGGGCAGGGCCGCCGCCGGCGTCAGGCAGGGTCTTGACCTGCGGGAGCTTGGCGTAGCGGACCTCGACCATGTCCATCGGGATGACGTAGCCCTTGAACGCCTGAGCGCTCAATGCAGTACCAGTAGTACCACCGATAAAAGTGGACGGGTGCAAAATCAAGCGACCAAAGTCGCCCTCGAAGATGTCGATGGATGACTTGAAGGTGTCGCTTGACAGCTCTTGGTTGAAGGTGCGGACCGAGGTGGCAGCGATGGAGTTGGAATTGACAACCTGAGTCGTGCCAGAGGCAGTCAGGTTGGTGAACGCACGCTTGAGCGTGGTGCCCAAGATGCAATCGTAGTCCCGGAAGGTGCCGGTGATGCCGTAGACGGCAGTCAGCACGTTCTGGGCGGTGGCCTCAGTGAAATTGGCGGACGTAATGCTGCTCACAGCGCCGGAGGCCGGCTTGAAAACCGAACCGGAGGCGACAGCACCGATGTTGGCGGCGTTGTCGGCGGTCAGCCAGTTGCCTAGGGAGCCCGTCAGGTACGGGTTGGAGGTGCTGACCTCGGTCTGCGCAGCCTGGTTGGTGCACATGAAGGTCGCCTCCATAGAGCGTTTCAGCTCCACGAGACGTTTAGCAATGCCGTTTGCGAGCTCATCGCTCACGCCGGCCACGTTCTGCGTCTCAGCGATGAAACCGATGCGCAGGTCGTTGCGGAACACCTGGCCGTAGTTGTTCAGGCGGGTCCGGTTCTCAACCGGGTTGCCGGCGCTGGACACGGTCACGTCAGTACCGTCGACAACGCCACCCATGGTCGGGGCAGCGTAATTGTCGACCTGCCACGAGAACTGCATATTGCCGATGTCCTTGCCCTTGGGGGCCATGGACACGAACGGCGTTGACTTGGCGTCGACGATGGCGATGTAGTCCGCCAGATCCTCACGGATCGAGGACGTTGAAGCGAGCGGTACTGTACCGGATTGGTTTTCTTGGAGCAGGGGCATGATTTAGAGCATCCTTTTGAGTACTTGGGCTAATTCGGTGGTCGTCCCGGACTTTCGGAACTTCGACTTGGCGTTATCCAGGCCGACCTTGACCGAATCCTTTTTTGCAGGGATGGCGGTGGGTCGACCGGGCTGACTGGGTGCCTTGGCCAGCGGGCGGGTGGCAGATGGCTTGCCCTTGGCGGACTCCTGCGCCAGACGCAATTTGCGCCCGGCAATGAAGTCACCGACCAGCACCTGGTACTCCGGCAGTGAGGCAATCTGCGGCAGTTGCCGCAGGACGGCCTGCGCCTCGGTGTACTCGGCAGCCGAACGGTCTTTCCACCATGGGTAGAGCTGTTCCGCGATAGGCTTGATCTGCTGGTAATTCTGCAGGAAGCGGGCACGGGTTGGTATGTGCAGGTCGATGGCGTCTTCTACACGCCGCTTGATCTGCTTCACGTCCTCCGCGCTGTACTCCTTGCCCTCTACTTCGCAGCCGTCGATGTTGTCCTCGCACCACCGTTTGAGATTCCGGGCCTTGCTCCACTCATCGTTGAGTTTCGACACTTCCCAGACATCGGCAAACGGGTCTGCAGCGGACTGCACCGCGGTCGGCCTGTCGTTGGTCTGCTCCAGCTTGGTCTTGGCGTCGTTGAGCTCCCGCTCGAGCGCCTCGGCCTTCTCCAGCGCCTCTTTCTTCTGGCGCGTGAGCTTGTCGATGCGTTTGCGGTAACCCAGCGATTCCTCGTCGCTGTTCTCTTCGGTCTCGGAAAGAACCTCCTGCTCAGGCGACTCGGCCTGCGCGTCCGTTTGTTCTGCGGTCGGCTCCGCATCCTCGGCCTGATCGTCCACGGAAGTGGATTCCGGCTCCGGCACTTGTCGCTCGACGGCTGATGCCTTCTCTTCCTCCCCGCTGAATCGTGTCTTCAGTAGCTTCGCCAACGCCGATTCGTCGAACTGCATCGGGTTGATTGGGGGCTGTGCCGTGTTTTGGGCAGGTTTCGCTTCCTGTGTATTCGTCGGGATGTCCATGCTTTTAGACCCTGCAAGCCGGGTATGCTGCGCCAGGGTTGTTTAAGGCCAACCAAGAAGCCGTTGTTTGAGTGAGAGCCTAGAATTGACCGGAAGTCAATCCCCTCCCATTTCTTAACGCACTGATTTGTGCGATGAGATCCTTGATCGCGGCTGCCCGGCCTGAGTTGTAGGCACGGTCCTCCGCGGAAAGTGATGGGAGGAGGGCGTTGAGCACCTCGTCCCGCAGCGTGTCGTCGATGAGTTGGCCCATGGCCTTGAGCACCGGGTGCTCCTCGGACACGGAGAGGGCCTCCGAGAGTTGTTCGTCGGTCAATTTCATTGGACTCCAAGTCGGCCGGTGATGGCGTTCTGCTGTTGTTGGACGCTGAACTGCAGGTTCTCAATGTACTTTTGCAGGTTGGCCTGAAAGAGCGGGTCCTGCTGGAGCTGGGCCTGATATTTCGGGTTGGATTGCAGGACCTGTTGGCTGAATTGCAGGCGCATGGGTGCGGTGGGGTCGTTCTCCCGGAGTTGGGGAGGATTGCCGAGGGACATCAGCGCGATCTCGTCGTTGGTCTCGTTGAACATTTTCTGCGCGGCAGGGCCCTGCTGCATGACGAGTTCGCTGGCTAAGGTCGGGTCGATGGCTCGGAGTGCGACGGAGATCAGCTTGGCCCGGTCGATCACGCCGGCAGTGTCGAGGGGCAGAACGAGGGTGCTGATGGCCTTGAGCTTCTCGGTTACGAGGTCGGTACTCATTTCCCTGACATCAAACTTGAGCATCACGTCGAAGTCCTGCACGTCCTGCGGGAGCGGGGTGGCCGAGGCCGTGATGCGCTGGATCTCGGCAGGCCCGATGTACTGCAGCGTGAGGGCTAGTACCTGGCGGAATGCCTCGGTCCAGCCATGCAGCCAGTTGTTGATCAAACGCTGCTGGCGCATCTGGGTGATGACCGGCGGGACCTTCTCGGTCGGGCGTCCGAAGTAGCGGTCAGTCTGGGCCTCAATGGCTGCGATCAACTGGAAGGCCACACCGGGCTCGCGTGCGGGCGGTTGCAAAAAGCCGATCTCGCCGCGGCGCAGGACAGGGATCTGGATGGCGGGGCCGATCTTCAGGTTGCCGCCGCGGGTTTTGGGGACCTCGATGGGCGGAAGCGTGGCGAGCGAGGTGTAGTCGAATATGGAGTCGCGCTGGGCCTTGACCTCATGCTGCCAGGTGGAACAGACCTCGGGCACGCCACGGCTCTCGGTGATCTGGCGGTGGATGAGCTCGGAGCGCCAGATAACGAAGGGATACTGACCGTGCGCGTAGTCGAGCCCCTCAAAGTAGCCCCACTTGTCGCCGACTTGGGGGCTGAAGACGGTGTAGAACACGCCGGGGATGCCGTCTGAGTCGACTGCTTTCTGGTAGGCATAGACCACCTCGATCAGATTCTCGCGGTCGAGGATGGAGTTCTCGGCAATGCCGACGGCGCCATACTGGAAGGCAGCGTAGTCACTGAAACGGCCCATCGTGTTAATGGCTTCCTGCGCCCACTCGGCATCCCACTCCTCGGTCTCGACCTTGTTCAGGAGTTGGGCCTCGGTCATGTAGAACCGGCGGAAGACTACTCGGGCGGACTGGATGTCGGTGGTCTCGGGCGGGAACACCAACTCGTCCCAAGGCGCGAGGGCAGCGATCATGGGCTTGTTGGTGACCATGGTCGGGATAGGGAAGTCGCACTCGCCCTCCTCGCGCAGTTCGCGGATGGCCTTGAGCGCCCGGCGCTTGCGCAGGTTGGGGAAGGCAGCGAGCAGGAGCTCCGCGGATTGGTCGTCGGCCTCGGGGTTGGCGATGAGGTTGGGCAGGTCGGCCAGGACCGAGCCCTCGGGAGACTGGGCTGCCAAGGCCACGATCTGCTCCATCGTCAGGTACTGCTCTTTCTGCCCCATCTCCTGCTGCCAGGTGACGTGGACGCCGGCCCAGCCGTAGGTCCAGAGGTACTGCGAGAGTAGTTCAACCTCGCGGGTGAGGTCGTTGTACATCCGGGCGTTGACCGTCCAGTCCATCAGGTTGTGCGCGGTGACCGCCTGGTCAAGCTGGCTGATGTTGGTGGGCGACACACGGAGCATCGAGCGCCAGAAGGAGGTGGAACAGAGGTCGACGAGGCCGTTGATCACCTCGTCGGCCAGCGGGATGCGCGTGTCGGAGGCCCCGTCCCAGGGGAATGCCGGGGCATTGCGGTTGGAATCATTCCACTTCTTGCCATCGTCACTTTGGCCGGGCCAGCGGCAGAAGCGCACGTTCTCCACATTATCGACACGGGCGTAGACGCCGTAGTCGGTGGCCGAGCGCCGCAGCTCCTCGGTCAATGCCGGTACATTGGGCTCGTCGCCGACCCGTGCCATCACGTCGGTTGCTTGCTTGTAGGAATCTCCTTGCATAGTGAAATGGTTTAGTATCCGCCGCCGCCGCGGCAATCAAAGCCCCCGCGGCCTACGAAGGCAAGACCTGAGACTAAAAGCATCCCCAGGCAGTCGATTGGATCCTTGGTCGCGCCTTTCTGCCCGTCGCGGCCGGTGTGCTCGGAGAGTGCGTAGATAAGATTGGCGCAGTCGTTGGTGATGTAGAGAGATGGTTCGTTGAGCGGGGTGAGCGGCTGGGTGGCGTCGTAGGATAGGAGTGAATTGATGGCGCTGGTGCGCTGATCGACGGGCACGCCGGGTGCGGGAATGAATGCCATGGGCTCGTCCCGGGGATCGTCGGATTCGGCTAGGAGGTCGATGAGGGTCGTGCCGCCGGCCTCGGAGAGCGCGGGAGAACCTCCGGCCTTGGGGTCGATCAGTCGCATGACGGGCTCGCCGTAGCCGAGGTCGGACTCAATCTGGCGGAAGAGGTTGCGGTACTCGGAGATGGAACGGCCGGCGTCTAGGGTTTGCGCGGGACCGAGCTTGCCGTCGGGTTTTTCGGACGGTAGTGCCCACTCTCCGAAGTTGGAGAAGTCCGGGAACTCACGCACCACGATGCGTTTGCCATCCTCGTAGACTAGGAGCCACAGGCAGAACCAATTCCGGGCGCCGGCGGGGTCGCAGACCATGTATAGCGTGCCGCCGGGTGGCACCTTGGAGGCCGGGATGCAGTGGATATCCGGGCGGAAACGGGCGAAGGCCTTGCCGATGTTGTCCGAGGCCCAGCCGTAGGCCCGGGTCAGGATCTGGCCCATGGGCGAGGTGACCAGCTTGGACTTCATCTCGTCGAAGGGGTTG